ATGGGCAGTAGGCCGTATTTTGAACTAGGCACTCATTCGAGTGCCTTTTCTTTTTCTAAACTCGACAAAAATAGTTCTTGACTGACATCAAAAATTTGAGTATAATATATAGTATGAAAAATGAAAATTTAACACAAATGGATTTGCATGAAGCTATTCGTATGCTGGAGAAGCACTACGACTGCATTATCTATGGCGTGCTAGATATGGAATCGCTAGAACATGATCTTAGCTACTTCAAAGTATTTGATAGACAAGTACTAAAGCTAAGTGATATTTCGAAGGTAACTCTGCATCACGCTATGCATTATGCTTACGATAGTGTTGATACAGATAGCGATAACTATGATTATATCTTGGAGCTATGCTACAAGTACATAGTCGATACGCTAACAAAGAAGTGCAAGGACTGTGAGTGGGGCGACTTACAAATGCCGCTCTATGGCACAGTTGAGTGTAAAACCTGTAAAGGCACAACACGAGTACCAAAACGAGCTAATCCATTAAATACATTAGGAGGATATAGTGGCTAGACGACATGTGAAAACATACGGGCCAGGCTTCGAGTGGAATGGTCGTAAGATTGTAGACCTGTATTACGCTGATGGTAGTAGACCAACAACAGTAGCAGGATTCAACGAAGAAGGCGAGCCATGTGGTATTCCATATGGTAAAAACGAAAGACTGCGTATTCTTTGGTCTGACGGAAGCGAGACTGATAGTAGTGTAATTCCGACAGATATGAACAGAGAGCGAATACTCGCAGGTAAGAAACCTATCGTAAATTACGAGGAGGGTTGGTAGTGGCTTGTAGAAAGTGTGGAAACGAAGTAAGCCCAGCTAGGGTTAAATTAGTAGGCAAACTATGCTTGGAGTGTGGAGACAAAGTAGCAAATCTACTGAGTGAACAACGCAAGCAGCAGTGCGCTCCTATCTTTAACAAAGGTGGCTACCAGTATATAACTGAAATGGATTTGAAAGATTTAGGGAGATAAAATGGCAAATCATGTATATTTTACAATAACGCCTCAAATGAATGAAGAGGCAACAAAAGCATTATCTGATGCTATGCTTACAGAAACACATGAGCGTAAGCTTTGGCACTCAGAAGAAATGCAAAAAGTCGAAGAATTAGTAGACTTAGACCACTTACCCTTCTTACAGCTCGGACAAGAGTATGATGAAGACGGCCATCTAAAAGATAGTTGGAATTGGTATGTGGATAATATCGGCGCTAAGTGGTGTCATGTGGAAGAATGGGAAGATGGCTATATAAGTGGTTATTCTGCTTGGTCAGCTCCAGTAGCTTTCTGTGAACACTTGCTTAGATACTTAATCAGTTTCGATAAAGACGCTAGTATTCAAATGACCTATGAAGATGAGTTCAGAAACTTCTTTGGAGTGATGGATTTCTTCAATGATGGTGAAGGTGATGTAGATAGCGACTACAGTGAAATTGAAGGAGACGAGCTTGCTGATGCAGTCAATTCAAAGTTCAAACTAGAATCTGGCGCAGAGTGGGAAGACGAGCATGTTGAGTACGCTGATGAATTAGTATATGGTTTCTTTGATAGCAATGGCAGGTGGAATTATGATTATGACTGATAGTTGGAAACCTATCAAGTGCTATCCGAGAGATTTTAGTAGTAAGAAAGAGGAGTTTGAGTATTACATACCCGTACAGACTACTGTACATTTAGAAAGACTACTCGTCCTCTTTCCTGCTCACCGAAGTAGAAAAGCGATAGAGAAAGAATTAGAAAGGAGAAAAAGTGGCAATTAAATTTAAGAAAGATGAAAAAAGAGTGATTAGAGGTACTAAACAAGTACAAGTACTAAAGCACTATATTAAGCAGACTCCGTTAGACGAGCTGATGAAGTATATTAACAACCCAAACGGCAAACCAAAAGTAAAGCAAAAGTGCAGAAACGAAGTGGTAAGACGAGGATATAGAATTGAAAAAACGATACAACTTTAAAGACAACGACTATCCTATTGAATTAGTCCTAGGTTGGATTATATTAGTAGTATGGATAGCATTAACAGTAGGATATTATTATGGCTAAAATAAACACATTAGAGAAAGTTACATTAACACAGAACGAGTACCAAGATATGCTACTTTCAGTAGCAAAACTAAAGAAAGTAGGTGTAGCACTAGACTACACAGTAAGTAAACCAAACCACAAGCGAGTAGGGGTTAAATTCAATCAAGAGTATGACCTTGAAAAACTTGCTAAACTAATAGGAGAATAGCATGAATTTAAAATTTATTAAATACACAGACGCTCAACTAGCAAAGTTAAAAGACGACCAAACACCTGATGGCAGACTTGCTAGAAAAGAGATAAGAAGACGAGAAATGGTCGGCTACTGTGATGGCACAGCAATAAATAGAGGAACAGACGCTTTAGGTAATCCGAAGCCTAACCCATTTGCAAGATGACACAGTACAAGAACGAAGTAGAAAAACAACGAAAACTGCTAGAGTATGAAGAATGGGCAGAGCAATGGAATCACATCTATATAGCAGATGGAGAAATGACCATATATTATAACTCTGGCAGAGTCGTGAAGGAAGGAGTAGAAATAGAACCAGCTAGAAACTGGGAAGATAACTACCGAAGAATGGAGCAAGAAAAAGATGAATTACACAGAAGATGACACAGCTAACATAGTTCAGCAGTATATGGAAAATCCAACAAGAGCGACAGTAGATAGACTAGCTGAAGTATATAATAAGAGTGCAAGGTCGATTATAGGAAAACTAGCAAAGGAAGGAGTTTATAGACGAGTAGAATATCGAACAAAAACTGGAGAAATCCCAGTAACAAAACTAGAGATAGTTGAGGATATCCAATCCCAGCTGGGTTGCGAAGCCCTAACTGGGTTAGAGAAAGCTCCAAAGGAAACTCTAAAGATATTACTAGAAAGTATAGAACGATAGGCAGAGAAATTTGCGTAAAGAGAAGGGAGAATTTACTCCCTTTTTTTATGTCTTAAAAATTTTCGGTTCGGCGAAAGTTGCTCTTTTTTAAGACGAATTTTTAGTAATGTGTAAGATTTGTTTAGTTTTTAAAGATAAGTCTGTTTTTATACAGCTTAAGTGATTAACACAATCAAAGACTGTGTTTTTTCCCAGAAAGGGATAAGACCAAACACCCCAGTCCCTCATCTTAGGATTCGTGACTGTGGATTGTTACCCAATCCTGTTTAGGGAAAACCAGTCTGGTTGGTGGTTTGGTTTGGTCATCTTATAAATTAGATATAATTATTATACCACAAAATTCGGCATAAGTAAAGATTTATTTTTTGAAGGTCATTGAATACCGAGTAAAAACGAGTTACCTTAATGTAAAAATAAATTATTTTTCTGAAATGAAGTTATAAATCTTCGTGCTTTTCTTCGGTAGGTAATGCGTCAGACACTCTTAGCTTTTTTAGTTTACGGTCTTGCGCTTTCCAGTTTTGTAAAAGTTCCTTTTCGGCTTGATTTTTTCGGCGATTTCGACGAATCGCTGCTTGTCGAGTAGCATTTCTTTTAATGCTTGGTTTTTTATATTCTTTGCGTTCTAGCAATTCTTGTTTGAGTTCCTTGCCATAAGCTCGAAATTTTCTTAATGCTCTGTCTAGTTTCATATGCTTTGTATTAATTTTCAAAATGTCCACCTTCTCTTTCTTAAGTACTGAACTTGCTTTCTTATGCTATTTTCAGTTCTACCTAAATGCTCAGACATTACTCGCACAGGTAAGTTTGAGTAATTATCTTTGAGGTATTGTCTTTCTTTGTGTGTCCATTCTTTCATTCCTCTATTATACTTCAAGTTAGGCAAAAAGTCAAGAATTAAATTTTTTTACTTGACTTCGCACTGAAATGTTGCTATAATATAACTTATGAATATTGATACAGCATACCTAATAATTTTAATAAGTAGCAATGTTATAACCTACTTTATTACAAAAAGATTAATAATTGAGCACACAATAGATGTGCTAGAACGAGAAGGACACATCAATTTCGATGACGAGTGAAAAAATAGTTCTTGACTTAAAGTTCAATTTGTTATATAATAAGTATGAAAACAATGGAGTTTTCAGTGCTATACCGAAAGGGTAGCTCATAATATAGGAGAATAATTATGACAAATACAATGTTAAGACATTTTCTCGGATTTGATCCAGCGATGTTTGAAACAGTCGATACCAACTATCCACGATATAATGTGGTAAGAACAGATGATGAATCTGTGAGTGTGGAGATTGCAGTGCCAGGCTTTCATCGAAAAGATGTAAGTGTGGAACAAGATGGAAATAAGTTGCTTATCAAAGCAAAAGCGACTGACTGGTTGCAAGAAGGCGAAAGCTATTTGCATAAAGGTTTCAGTTCAAAAGGTTTTGATAGACAGTTTATTCTCGGCGAGTTTATGGAAGTAGATTCCGTTAGACTTAAAGATGGTATTCTTACAGTAAATGTAGTAAAGAATATTCCAGATGAAAAGAAACCAAAAACATTCGACATAGAATGATGGTTTATTGCAAGACTCCGTCCTCAAGGCGGAGTCGCCTTTCTAGAAAAAAGGAAAGAGAAAGAAGAAAACAAAGCGACGCCGAAACACTTGCCTTAGTGGATAAAGAAATACAGAAGTGGGAAAGAAGATTATGCAAATAAGTAAAGAAGGGTTAGCCCTAATTAAGAAGTTCGAAGGCTTTGAGTCTCGAGCATATTTGTGTCCAGCAGGAGTCTGGACTATCGGTTACGGACACACAAAAGATGTGAAAGAAGGCGATGAATGGAGTCAAACACACGCAGAACATATGTTAGAAGTTGAATTAGAAGAGTTCTGCGAGTATGTAAACAATATGGTAAAAGTACCATTAGAACAGTATCAGTTTGATGCTTTAGTGGCTTGGGTATATAACCTAGGCGCAGGAAATTTTAAAGAATCAACTCTATTAAGAGTGTTAAATCAGGGCGACTATGACGATGTTCCACATCAAATTAAAAGATGGAATAAGGCTGGAGGACGGGTTCTCCAAGGACTTGTTCGCAGACGAGAGGCGGAAGCGCTATTATTCCAGAATAAAGAGTGGGAGCATGTATAAAGTATTTCTAACTACTACTCTCGTTGCAAGTGGTCTTTGTTACTACTTGTATCAAGAAAACCAGAAACTTATAGGTAATGTAAAAAGCTTAGAAGTTGCTGTCCAAACACAGGAACAGACTATAGAATCGCTACAGAGTGACTTTGCCCTACAAGGGCAGAGTCTACTCGACTTACAAAGTAAAAATCAAGAGATTCAGTTAGAAATGAATCGTTATCTTGATATATTCAAAAGGCATAACCTAACTAAACTAGCCGCTGCAAAGCCAGGGCTAATTGAAACTAGAGTAAACAATGCAACAAAGGAAGTATTTGATGGAATTGAAGAAGACAGTAGGGATATTGACAGTGCTGATGATGGCCTCATCTTGCAGCCTCCTACCTCAACGGACATTAGAGGTTAGTGCAAAACCAATAGAAAGGCAGATTATTCAGCCTGTATTACCTCGTGAACTAGATTTAAAAGAACCATATTGGTATGTAGTCAGTGAGAAAAACATTGATGAGTTTTTAGCTGATTTTGAGAAACGAGAAGGACAAGTAGTTTTTCTTGCAATGTCAGTGCCAGACTACGAATTAATGGCATACAATATGCAAGAGTTAAAGCGATATATTCGTGAACTCAAAGAGGTAGTAGTTTACTACCGAAAGGTAACAACCGATGGAAGCGGAGAACAGGAATGAGGTTAATATTGACCTCGATAAGTATATGTCCTTAGTGGACAAACTAGACGAAGCAGAAGATACGATCACAGCTTTGAAAGCAGAAGCTGAAGCAGCTAAGAAACAATTAGCACCCCCAAAGAGAAAGTTTATAGACTTATTCTTAGACGACAATGATGTAAATGAAAAAGCAATCATTGGTTTTGTTTCTTTCTTTATTATGGTCGTATTCGCAGTATGCGATTTAGTAACAGCGTTTATGGGACAAGAGTTAATAATTGACGACACAATATATACATCGCTAGTAGTGGTAACACTTGGCGCATTTGGTATATCCGAGGCAGGCCGTGCTTTTGGTAAGTAGTCTACTCTTGCTCTCTATCATATCCTTGGCATACATCAAGTATGTCAAGGACAATTTCGAAAATAATTCTTGACAAACATCTTAAATTCACATATAATATATCTATGAATTTGTTTTATTTAGACGAAGATTTAGACAAGTGCGCAGAATACCATGTGGACAAACACATTGTTAAAATGCCACTCGAAGCTGCACAGCTTCTTTGTACAGCAGTATGGATTGATGAAGTTCTAGGCTTTGTGCCTCGTGCTTTGAATCGAGAGGAGTCTGCTGTTCTAAATGCTGAGAAAGCTAAGATAAAACATTTACCAATGGAGGAAAGACCTTTGACTCCGTATCTGCCGATGATGTACAATCACCCTTGCACGATATGGACTAGGTCTAGCCTCGACAATTTTGAGTGGGTGCATTGCTATGCTAATGCGTTGAATGACGAATATCATTATCGTTATGGTAAGGAGCATAAGTCAGTGGTTGAAGTAATTAATAAATTACCAGAACCTAAAAATATGCCTAGAGATGGACTCACTCCTTTCGGTATGGCTATGCCAGATGAACTGAAAGACCCAAGCGATGTCGTAGGTTCGTATCGCTTGTATTATCACACAGACAAGGCAACCTTTGCAAAGTGGTCGCACAGACCACAACCCGATTGGTGGGACGACGGGTTGGCTTGGTATGACCAAAGGATAACAAGTAAATAAATGGAAAAATTTTTTTACAGAGGAATAAATATATTTATTCCCGAAGGTCTATCTGAACTAGAAAAAGATAACTTCATACGAAGTGCAAAATCTTCAGTAAGCAGATGGAGACCTCATAATCGAAAACCTAAGAGGAAAAGAAGAAATGTATAAATTCAACGAAGACAAAGTGCTGATGGAAGTTAAAGAATGGATAGATAGCACTTATGGTAAACATTACAGTATGAATAAAATACAGTCTACCGAGTTCATAAATGACGCAGGTCATGGAGAAGGTTTCTGTTTAGGGAACATAATTAAATATGCTCAGCGCTATGGCAAGAAAGATGGTTATAGGCGAGAAGATGTATTGAAGATAATTCATTATGCAATTATATTATTGAACATAGAAAGTGATAAAGAAAAAAGATTACGAGAATTTAACTAAGTCAAACATACAACGAGTAATAGACTTACTCGAAAGTGAGAAGCCAATCACAAAGAAAGAAGCATGTCAGATGCTTAAAATAACATACAATACAACAAGATTGGCAAGAATAATACAAGACCATAAAGATCAGGAGGCTTTTGTTGCACTTAGAAAGTCCCAAAACAAAGGGAAACTAGCAACAAAAGAAGAGATACGAGGCGTTTGTGAAATGTATATCGAAGGATATAACTTATCAGAAATTGCAACAAGTCTATATCGCTCTCCAGCTTTTGTAAAAAGTATTATTGAAAGAGTCGGAGTACCTTTCAAACACCCTACTGATGGTTATAACTGGAAAGAAGTTATGTTACCAGACCAGTGTGTATCTGAAAGATTTGACATAGGAGAAAAAGTTTGGTGTGTAATTAATAATACACCAGCTATTATTCAGAGTGAGTGGAACAATCCAGACGGACAGTATGGATATACTGTTTATACGATTGAACCACCTTTTGATTTTAGTGATACTTTCTTTCCGTATGTAAAACATGGGGGTAGATATAGAAATTGCCTTGCATGCAATCTAGGAAGTCTTCGACACCTAGAAGAATATGGAGTTAAATTATATTGATTTATTTATTGCGTTTTGGTTTGCAACAGTAATGATGGCAGTTGTTCGCCTTTGGTGGCCTGCCATAACAATATTAAAATTGGTAAGACCTGACGCAGTAATAGTAAAATGGTGGTTTGTAAGTGGCATCTTATTTGTATTGATGTCATGTATAGTTGCGCCACTACTTTTACCAGCTGTGCTACATGAGAAATATAGATTCCGTTTTGTAGCATCATATATAGAGGCAGTAAGATGAACTTTTTATTAAAAGCATTATTAAAGAAACTAGAAGGGCAAGTAGAAGTTGCAAAAGCAAATGTTCTTGCCTACATTAGAAACCCTGTGGGAATTGGCGAACACTCAGAAATTGTTGAAGCAATCGAAATCGAAATCGGCAAAATGGCAGAAGCAGAAGATAGAATTGAAACAATCAAAAAGCATTTTTCATAGCAAGTATAAAATAGTTCTTGACATTATTCCTATTTATAGTTATAATATATATAAATGAGTGATAGATTTTATTTTCAGATGAGGCAAGCGACAGGGTGGGCGCCCGGGTTGCCAGAATCTTACAAAAAAAGGAGAAGCAGAATGTCAAATTGGACAGACGAACTAAAAGCACAAGTAGTCGAAGACTATCAAAGTGCCGACCCAACTCCAGAAACAAGTATGGAGATTGTATCTGATATTGCAGAAAATATCGGACAAACACCAAATGGTGTTAGAATGATTCTAACTAAAGCTGGTGTTTATGTAAAGAAAACCCCTGCTGTTGGCAAGGCATCAGGTGGTGGTGGAACTAGAGTATCAAAAGAAGGCGCACAACAAGAGTTGAGTTCAGCTCTAAGCGACGCAGGAATTGATATTGATGATTCTATCATTAGTAAACTTACTGGTAAAGCAGCTAAGTACTTTGCCGAAGCTATTAATAAACTTAATAGTTAATTTTTAATCCTCGGTTTTTCACGAAGCCGAGGACTTTTTGCATCTAGTTTTTTCAGTTGTTTTTTAGACTAGCGATTGGACGGTGAAAGATTACATCAACCAACGCAGGAGAAAAATGAAAAAAGAAAAATTTATAGAGGAGATGGACAAGCACGGCGATGCTGTAATAACATATCGTAGTGCTAAAAGTCGTAAACTAAAGTATAATGTTTGCACAATGGAGTTTGACAATAAATATATTCAGTCAAAAAGAAATCGTGCAAAACCAAACGAACATCAGGTATTATGCTGGTGCTGGGATACTGACTCTTACAGATTGTTACTTCCCGAAAATGTAGTTTCGATAGTTCCTCTCTCAAAAATATTGAAAAATGATTGAATTACATAATGCACCTTCGATGTATGAAAGAGAGATTCATTACAACGAAGAGAAAAGCGAAAAAATATATTTAATGGTAAATACTTTCAAAGGCAAAGAATATTTGCACATCAGAAAATATTATCAAGACTTTAGTGAAGAATGGAAGCCTTCGAAAGAAGGTATTTCTATGGTATTAGATTTTGATAACTCAAGGGAGTTGTTCTCAGCATTAGTTGAGATTCTTTCCCTCGCAGAAAGTAAAAAAGTTATCGAAGAAAACTTTAAAGATTTACTTGACAATATTTATCAGAATTAAAAAATAGTTCTTGACAAAAACCTCAAACTCAGATATAATATAGTCATGAGTTTGGAAAATTATCTAAAGCAATGTGACTTGGCTTACTTTAATGGTAAACCATTGATATCTGATGATGTCTATGATAGACTGAAACAGGTAGATGAAGTAGTCGGTTACGAAGACGATAGAGAGGAGCGTGTTCCTCACACCTTTCCTATGTGGTCTTTACAGAAAGTATTTGCTGGAGAGACCAATCCGCCTTCATGGGCAGATGACGAAGCAGTAGTAATTACACCTAAACTAGACGGAAGTGCAGTAAGTATTCTATATGTAGAAGGCAAACTTACTTTAGCACTTACTCGTGGTGATGGTAAGAAAGGTGTTCCAATTACAGACAAAATAAAATATCTTGTTCCTAGAGAAATACTTACTGAGGAAAAGATAATTCAAATCACAGGAGAAGTAGTTGCTCCTGTTCAAATACCAAATGCACGAAACTATGCGGCAGGTTCCTTAAACCTTAAAGACATTGAAGAATTTAAGGAGAGGTCCCTTGACTTAGTTTTTGTTGCTTACAATGCAGAGCCAGTTAAAACTGAAAAATGGACAGAAAGACTTTTACAGATAGCAGACCTTGGGTTTGCTACTGTTCTTACTGTCGATCAGTATTACTATCCTACAGACGGCACAGTGTGGAGATTGGATAATGTAGAGGCATTTTATGACCTTGGATTTACATCACACCACCCACGAGGGTCGTTTGCTCACAAGGTAAGAGAACAAGGAGTAGTTACTACTCTACTTGATGTAGAATGGAATGTAGGCAAGTCTGGAGCAGTAACTCCAGTAGCAATACTAGATACAGTAGTAATTGAAGATGCCAATATATCAAGAGCAACTTTACACAATGCAGGGTTTATTGAAGCTCTTGATTTAGAAATTGGTTGTAAAGTAGAAGTTATACGAAGTGGTAAAATTATACCAAAGATAGTAAGGAGAGTAGAATAATGGAACAATTTATTGCCTTTTTACTTTCTCTGCTAGTTTTAGTGCCTATGGCATGGCTTCTATGGGAATCTACTGTGATAGTTTCTAATAAAAAGAGGAGAAGAAAATGATTTGGTATCCTGAAAGCATGATAGAACAAGAGCATAGACTTTGGTGTCATGAACAAAGACGAATTGAAAGAAGAACAGGAATTAAGTTTCGACATAAAGGACTTGATTATTTTAGACGACAAATATTTGAACCAGCATTAGAGGAGATATATAAAGATGGCGGTGAATAGAGAAGATGACGACCTTTGTCATATTTATAGAGGAGATGAAAGAATAGCAAAAGTTTATAACACACCAAAAGGCTTTGAAGTAGATTTGTATGAAAATGATGTACTACTAAAAAGTATAATTGTGCATGAACATTCAGAAAGTTATGCAGAAGATTGTGCAGAAAACTGGGTAGACGGGCTTATAGAATGAAGTATTTATGGACAGTATGGGCAAACGCTCTCGGAGTAAAAGCAAAAAACGGAGATAATGTATTTAGTGATGATGTCGCTATTACAAGAACAGTTATATTACTTCTGTTATTTCTTAGTGGTTGTGCTACAACAGGACACATAGAACTAGGAGAAGTGGCAGAAGGAGAAGTCACAACAACAACAAGTGGAACTGCTTCCCCTACAACAAGCAGTACAACATCAAATAGCACAACAGGAAATGGATAAAAGAACAAAAAGAATACATAAGGAAACAACATTTAGTGTGGCAAGTGCTTTACTTACGCAGTTCCCACTAAATTATCTAATACTCTATTTATGTATAGAGTGGTGGGGTATAACAAGCCCTGGCATGCTTACTATCATATCTACAGCATTTATGACAGTAAGTGCATATATTAGAGTATTCTACACAAGATTATACTTCTCAAAGAGGTATAAAGATTGATTTATAATAGAGTAAAGTCAGCATCATTTGGAGAAGGTTTCAAATGGTTTGTCTTTGCGCACAGAAATAGGCTATGGTTATTTAGATGAAAGGTATCATCTATGGAATCAAGTTTATAAATCCAGACACGCAAGAAAAGTTCCTCAAAGTAGGAATTGCAAAGTATCGTGCTGGAAAAGTGGGAGTAGGAGTACTACAACGAGGTTCTAGCAAGGACTTCTATACTCCAGACTATCAACAGTTTATTCAAAGAACATGGACAGGAGAGTATGACCACTGTAGAAAAATGGAGTGGATATTACATGAAATGTTCAAAGATGATAAGTACCTACCAAAAATAAAATTCGGAGGATATACTGAGTGTTTTAGTATAAACTCAAAAATTTTAAGATGGTTTCCAAAGAAGCGCGAAACAGCTGAAGATTGGATAAACAGGCATCAAAATTTAAACCTTAATGAATCCTAGAAATTCAAAAATATTTCTTGACAAAAAGGTTAGTTTTATATATAATAATAAAATAGAAAATATGAAAAAGATAGACATTCCAACAAATTGCCCATCGTGTGATTCAGTTCTTGAGTTAGTAAATGAGCAATTATTTTGTAGGAACGACTATTGTGAAGCAAAGAATGATAAGAAGTTAGAAAACTTTGTTTCTAAATTAAAAATAAAAGGTCTTGGACCAGCAACTTTGAAGAAGTTAAAAGTCGAAGACATAGTGCAACTCTATCAACTAGAAAGACATGAGATAATCATGAGATTAGATTCAGAAAAGATTGGTAGCAAGGTCTATGAAGAACTTGAGAAGTCGAAATCAGTAGACCTTCAGACTTTATTACCTGCCTTTTCTATTCCGTTGATTGGGCGATCCGTTTCAGAAAAATTATGTGAAACAGTCTCAAACATTCGAGATATCAATGAACTTACTTGTAGTGAATCAGGTATCGGCCCAAAAGCAACGGAAAATCTATTACTTTGGTTAGGGGAAACCTTTTACCCAAATCATTATTTAGATTTGTTGCCTTTTGACTTTACAAGTTCATATAAAGCAGTAGAAGTAAAGGAAGTCAAAGGAACAGTCTGTATAACTGGTAAATTAAAAAGTTATCCCACTAAAGCTCATGCACAAAAAGTTCTTGAGAACTATGGTTTCATAGTAAAATCAAGTCTGACAAAAGACTGCACTCATCTAATTAATGAGGGTGGAGTCGAGTCAAGTAAAACCCAGACTGCTCGAGAAAGAGGAGTCGAGATTATAAATAATATAAAAGTATTAATAGGAGAAATTTAAAATGGCAGTACCTAAGTGGACAGACGAAAGAACCCAACAGTTAGTAAACTTTGTTGGCGAAGGCCCAGTTTCCCAAGCTACAGTTGCAGACGCAGCTGACGAACTAGAAACATCTTCAAGAAGTGTTTCTTCAAAGCTAAGAAAAATGGGTTATGAAGTTGAATTAGCATCAGCTTCACAAAGCAAGTCTTTTTCAGAGGATCAAGAGTCTACTCTTGCAAACTTTGTTCAAGATAACAGTGGTCAGTATACATATGCTGAGATTGCTGAGAACTTTGAAGGCGGAGCATTTTCTGCTAAGTCAATTCAAGGTAAAATCCTTTCCATGCAGTTAACATCTCATGTTAAACCTGCACCAAAGGTAGAATCTGTAAAAACTTACAGCGATGATGAAGAAACACAATTTATTGATTTAGTAAATGGTGGTTCATTCGTTGAAGAAATTGCAGAAGCTCTAGGAAGAAGTGTAAACTCAATCAGAGGTAAAGCTTTATCATTACTTAGAGCAGGTGAGATCAATGCTATACCAAAGCAGAAAGAAGTTAAAGGCAATGGTAAAGCAGACGTTCTTGCTGGACTAGATATTTCTGGAATGTCAGTCGAAGAAATTGCAGACGAAGTCGGTAAGACTGTTAGAGGTGTTAAAACCATGCTAACAAGAAGAGGCTTAACTTGCTCAGACTATGACGGCAGCGCTAGAAAAAATATTGGCTAGTTTAACTTAGAGTGTAGGGGTCTAACTCACGAGTGATGCCCCTCACTCGCTTTTTATTTGGGAGAATAATTGACATTAGCATCAGCATTAATTAAACAAATTATATCACAAGGCGATTTTGTAACTTGGAATCGTTTGAAATCCCATTATCTACCATCTACAACCTACCAAAAAATACATGGTATAATTGACAAGCATGTATTAAAATATCACAAGTTACCTACCTTTGAAGACCTAAAATCAAGTATCAGGTCTAGAGAATTACAAGAACAAGTCTATGCAATAGAATCGGTAGATACCGAGGTAGACGCATATCTACTACTAGATTATTTAAAGAATGAATTTGCACAAGGAGAAATCCTTACTCGCATAGACGATTATATAGAGAACACAATAACACTAGCAGACGCACAAGAAAATATAGACAGTCTGCAAGAATTAGTAGTCCAAGTTCAAGATAGAGTCGATACAAAAGACGAAGATGAATCTATGGACACAGTAGAACTTTTCGATTCGACAGAAGATTTAGAGAATCGATTAGCGCTAGGATTGAATCAAGATTATGATTTATCCTACAAATTTTCTCCCAAAGATTTGGTCGTTGTTGGCGCACAACGAGGTGGAGGAAAATCATTTACACTTTGTAATATTGCGAGAGCAGTACAGGAAACTGGTAAGTCTGCTCTCTACTTTACAATCGAAATGGATACTCGTCAGATTCTGCAAAGAATTGTAAGTATGAGTACGAATGTTCCACTTGGTAGACTTATAGAGAGAAATCTTTATGATGATGAATGGAACAAGATTGCAAAGTGGTGGGCAAGTCGTTTTGATAAAGGACAGGAACATTATGAAAGTTATCTCAAAGAGAAAGACTTTGATAGGTTCCACAGATTACTTACAAGAGAACAGTTCAATAGAACTAATCAAATTGATGTAGTCTACGATCCTGCACTTACTGTAGCAAAGATTATTAGTACAGTGCGGCAGAAACGAGCAGAGTATGATGATCTTGGTATCATCGTAGTTGATTATCTAAACCAAGTTAAGCGTCACAACGCTCCAAGTCGTTCAGGTCAGTATGACTGGACAGAGCAAATAGAAATCTCAAAAGCACTTAAGTATCTAGCACAAGATGAAAATGTGTTAGTGGCAACTGCTGTTCAAACAAATGAGAACAATCAAGTACGATTCTCAAAAGGTATATTTGATGCAGTTGATGCTGCTTATCAAATATCTCATTGGGGAGATTCAGAAAACGCAATCAAACTTACTTGTGAAAAAATGAGAAGTGGTAAGATGGCAGGTTTTGTGAGTGAGATTAATTGGGAGACATTAAAGATTGGACCACACACCGTGATGGACCCAGATGAAAAACAGGAACTAAAAGAAACATTTGAAACAAATGAAGGAGTACATGATTTATGATAGATGTTATAAATAAAGTTGTAGAATGGCATGAGGATAGAAACCTTATTGATGGTGCTACAGATAAAGACCAAGTTCTAAAACTAATACAAGAAGTAGGAGAATTATCTGATAGTGTATGTAAGCAGCAAGATGTGAAAGATGATATTGGAGATTGTCTTGTCATACTTATCAATATTGCAGCGAGAAATAACACCAACTTACAAGAGTGTTTAGAGGTCGCCTACAACGATATAAAAGATAGAAAAGGAAAAATGATCGATGGTATCTTTGTCAAGGATTGCTAAAAATAGTACTTGACAAAATTGTAAAAATCGAGTATAATATATACATATGATTGCAATAGACTTACTTACAGAAAAAGGAATTGACTATAAAGTCCAAGGTAAGGACGCAGTTATTTCATGCCTAAACCCAGAGCATGACGATACTAACCCTTCTATGAGGGTAGATAAAATTACAGGAATCTTTCATTGTTTTTCCTGTGGTTTTAAGGGTAATGTATTTACACACTTCGGAGCACCAGCTTCTAGTTTAGAAATTAAAATACATAACATAAAAGAAAAGATAGAACAAAAAAGAGCGGAAACAGTTGGTATTCAACTCCCAGACGATAGAATAATGTGGGACGCTCCGTTTCGTAATATAGGAAAAGAAACACTAAAGATTTGGCAGGCATTTACTTGGAATGTTCCTAAATTTGAAGGTAGAATAATTTTCCCAATTCGTGATATAACTGGTAAAACAGTTGGGTTAATCGGAAGATTGACAAATAATACAATGATAGGAGAGAGTAGACCTAAGTACTATATCTATCCTGTAGGAGTGCAGTTGCCTTTCTGTCCAGCAAAGCCAAAGCTGATACAGAATCGTGCTATACTTGTAGAAGGCATGTTTGATGCCTTGAATCTTTGGGACAAAGGTCTCAAGAATACTGTGTGCTGTTTCGGCACTAAACAGATGAATTGGGTAAAATTATCTCTACTAAAAATGCAAGGAGCAACAGGTATAGATATTATGTTTGACGGTGATGATGCAGGACGTCAAGCAGCACAGGAGATAAAGGGTCTTGCAGAGAAAATGGATATGGCAGTAAAGATTGTAAAACTGAGAGATAATCAAGACCCAGGCAATTTAACAGAACAACAAATTAAGGAAATAAAGAGAGTATTATATGGCTAAAATAGCACTAATAGAAACAACCCCAAGTTCAACTGACTATCATCGTTGGTTTGACTTCGACTTTGATAGGTATTCCCTATCAACAGCAAAAAAGAAAAAGATACTTAAATCTGATGTTGATATTGAAATCAATGAAGATGAGTATGATTTCTTGATACTTGTAGGATCAGAGCCTTTCAAGTATTTCACAAAGAAAACTTCAATCACAGCAGAGAATGGTAGGCTTATCAATGATAAGTTTTTACCTATCATCAATCCTGCTATGATTACTTTTCGACCAGAGGCAAAGAAAGCATTTGAAGAAGCAGTACAAAATATAAAAGATTATATATCTGGAGACTTACATGTATTGGAAATACCTGAAGAATTTAAAATAGGAATAGAAGATACTGAAGAAGCATATAAATTTCTTACAAGTGCTTTAGTATCTGATGGAGAATATATTTCACTTGACTGTGAGACTAGTGCATTGTATCCTCGTGATGGATATATGATAGGATTCTCTATATCATACGAACACAAAGGAAAACAACAAGGAGCATATATCAGTACTGATTGTATTGATAGTCAGTGTGAAACTTATATGTCGCAGTTGTTTGAGAAAAAGATAGTAGTCTTTCACAATGCAAAGTTTGACTTGGCATGGTTTGAGTATCATTTCAATTTTAGTTTTCCTAGATTTGAAGATACAATGTTACAACATTACTTGTTGAATGAGCAACCTGGTACACACGGGTTGAAACAACTAGCAATGAAACATACAGACTTTGGAGAGTATGAACAACAACTTTATGAGTGGATAGACAACTATCGTAAACAAAATGGAATACTGAAAGATGACTTCAGTTGGGATTTAGTTCCTTTCGAAGTAATGAAAGACTATGCTGCAATGGACGCAGTTGTAACTCTAATACTATTCCATAAGTTCAAAAACGCACTCGATACAAATGATAGACTTACTTGGGTTTATAGAAACATACTCTTACCTGGCACTCGTTTTCTATGTGATATAGAATCAAACGGTGTTCCATTTGATAGAGACAGATTAAGTAGAAGTTCTGGATTGATGGCAAATCAAATTGATGAAGCAGTTGAAAAACTAAATTCTTATCCAGAAGTTCAACAATTTATAAAAGACAGAGGAGAGTTCAATCCGAATTCAACAGTACAACTTCGTAGTTTACTGTTTGATTATCTTGGACTAGAGCCTACAGGCAAAAAGACAGGGACTGGTGCTGATAGTACCGATGCAGAAGTCCTTGGACAATTAGGAGAACAGCATGAGATACCAAAACTTATTCTTGAAGTTCGTCAGAATGTAAAGATAAAGAATACTTATCTCGATAAGATTTTACCCGCTCTTGACAAAGATGATCGTTTACGAACAGGATTCAACTTACATGGTACAACTTCGGGTCGACTCTCTTCCTCTGGTAAACTAAATATGCAACAGATTCCTAGAGATAATCCTATAGTGAAGGGTTGCATTAAAGCAAAACCAGGACATCAAATCGTTGCAATGGACTTAACTACAGCAGAAGTATATTGTGCTGCAGTTCTTGCAAAAGATGAAAACTTGATGGACGTATTTAGACAGGGCGGTAACTTCCACTCTACAATTGCAAAGCAAGTATTTAAGTTGCCTTGTGAAGTAGAAGAAGTTGCTGAACTGTATGGAGATAAAAGACAACAGGCAAAGGCAGTTACATTTGGTATAATGTACGGAGCAGGACCTCAAAAGATCAGTTGGCAAGTTACAAAAGATAGTGGCAAAGAGTTCTCAGTTGGGGAAGCTCAAAGAGTTATTGCACAATACTTTGAAATGTTTAGTAATCTAAAGAAGTGGCTCACAGTAAATCAACAGTTTATTCGTGACAATGCTTTTATTTATTCTTTCTTTGGTAGAAAGAGAAGATTACCAAATGCACAGTCGAAAGACCAAGGTATTGCTTCACACGAAGTGAGAAGTGGAATTAACTTTCTAGTGCAGTCAGTTGCTTCTGATGTAAACTTGCTTGCTGCTATTGAGATGAATGAGTGGATAAAGAAAGTAAATATGCCAGCAAGAATATTTGCTTTAGTTCATGACTCTATTCTTGCAGAAGTACCAGACGAACATATAGAAGAATATTGTGCAAAACTTCAAGAGTGTGTACAAAGAGAAAGAGGAGTAAATATTCCTAATGCTCCAATCGGTTGCGACTTTGAAGTCGGAGAAGATTACAGCATGGGTAAGTTTGCAGCTAAGTATGATTAACATAATAATAATTTTTGCAATACTTATTCCAGCGACTATAGCACTCTTTTTATTTTATATAGAGAAGTCAGGAACAAAAGGTCTAGTAAAACAACATTATAAAACAAAAGACGGAAAAACACATACTGCAAGAAAAGAAAGAAAAGATTATATAATATGAAATACAAGTTTCCAGTCTACGTTGTTCATACAGACAATGTAGAACTGATAGACGGAATACTTTGGGTAGAAGATCAAGTATTAGATGATAAAAATATGAGTGGAGAAACTCTTGGAAAGAGAAGATTACAGACTCCAATGAAAAGTTTATATCCACTCAGATATATGATAACAGACACCGTTGAGTTAATAAAACATAGAGGCAACTTTTATATTGATTCAACAGGCAAGTTCTTTAGATATTTCAAACAGAAGAACTTACCATTAAAGTATCACAAGATACGAAAAGTAGAAAGGAAAAGAGGACGCAGTGTAGTCTGGATTAAAGGTATAAATCATGCCTTTGACTTTGCTAGACCACCTGCTTCCGAAGAAACATGGGCAGGTATAATATATCGAAGTGGAATACCTTGGTTATTGTATGAAGTCTGTGAAAAAAGGAAAAAAGACACATGGCGAAAAGTTTAGAAGAAGCACTAGAAAAAGGAATAGTAAGTATTAAGTTTCGTAGTTTACGAAGTGGTAATGTTTATGAAAGAGAATACACTCTTTGTGACAAATATGTAAATACTAAAATTGCAAATCAGTCTGGAGATAAGTTGATTTGTTATGATATTGACTTTGAAAAGTGGGAAGATATAGAAAGAGAAACAATAATTAAGTGGAGAAAAGTAGTATGAAGTCAGTAATGCAACACCCAATAGTCTTTCTTGATAGTTATATAGAGTCAGATTTATGCGACTTTATAGTAGAACAGGGAAAGAAATTAAATATAGAAGAGGGAGCAGTTTACAGTAAAGAAAGTGAAAAGCTAGAGGATAACAAAGTTCGAAAAGCACAAACAGCATTTTTTGAAAAAGGACATTGGATAGAAAGTATTGTAAGTTCTGTTCTTCATGCAGTAAATCAAACAACTTGGAACGCAAGACTTGCAAACTCTGAGCAAGTACAGTTTGGAATCTATGGACAAGGAGAGTTTTATGGTAAGCATCGTGATGTTGATTTAGGCACTCCAATCAATAGAAAAGTATCAATTACAATACAATTGACTGATCCTAATTATTACAGAGGTGGAGATTTTGTAATATGGGGAATGTCTGGTAAAGAACTAAGAGATGAAAAGTGGAGAAATAAAGGATCAGTTTTGGTCTTTCCATCATTTCTTCACCACGAAGTAGAAAAAGTAACTAAAGGAAAACGTGCATCACTCGTACAGTGGTACAGTGGGCCAGAGTGGACTTAATGAAGGCAATACTAAATCACAGAATATATTTAGATACCACACCCGAGCTGGAACAGAAGCTCGAAAGGGAGCTTACATATACTCTACCACCCCGTATGCCTATGGATCCACCTATCGTTATAAAAACTTATAGACGAATTAGACCAGGATTAGTTACCATACCTGGCGGAAGATTGGACTTGATACCATCGGATTATGAAATAATCGATAAAAGAGTAAAGTCACCAGTGAAACTACCTGAGTTTAAGTTCACTTTACGACCATCACAGAATATGGTTTATGCTGAGGTTAATGATAATGCTATAATAAACGCTTGGGTTAGTTGGGGAAAGACTTTTACAGGTTTAGCAATCGCAGGAAAACTAAAACAGAAAACACTAGTAGTTACTCACACAACTCCATTAAGAACACAGTGGGAAAAAGAAGTAGAAAAAGTCTATGGATTTACGCCAGGCAGAATAGGTAGCGGAGTCTTTAACACCGAACCACCTATCGTTATTGGGAATATTCAAAGTTTATACCGTAGAATTAAGGAAATAAAACATCTATTTGGAACTATTATTCTTGATGAAATGCATCACGTTAGTAGTCCAACATTTACTAGAATTATAGATGAAATGCCCGCAAGATATAAGATAGGACTTACAGGAACACTCGAAAGAAAAGATGGGCGTCATGTGGTTTTCAGAGATTACTTTGGTAGTCATGTTCTCAAACCACCAAAGGAAAACTTCATGACACCTACCATTGATATAGTTCCATCAGAAGTAAGATTTTTAGATGGAAAAAGTATGCCGTGGGCAAGTAAAGTAAATCATCTTTGCTACAATCAAGATTATGTTCGTAGTGTAAGTATGATAGCGGCAGCCTACGCTGCGCAAGGACACAAGGTACTAGTAGTATCAAACAGAGTATATTTTCTCAAAGTTTGTGCACAGCTAGTCGGAGACAATGCAGTTCATATCACAGGTGATATGGATTTTGCAGAAAGAGAAGAAACAATTAAACTATTAAAGAAAGACAAGAATGTTTTATTCGGAACACAGTCAATTTTCTCAGAGGGTATTTCTATCAATGAGTTAAGTTGCCTTGTGTTAGCCACTCCTATCAATAATGAGCCTTTACTTACTCAGTTGATAGGAAGAATACTAAGAAAACAAGAGGGAAAAATTCAACCAAAAGTCGTAGATATTCATCTCAAAGGTAAAACAGCATCGAGACAAAACCAGGCTCGTCTCGGGTATTATATGAAACAGGGATATGAGGTAACTCAACTATGACCTCGGAAAAATTTTTCTTGACAACAATTGACTTTCGTGTTATAATATATGTTACTATTTGACTGGGATAAAGTAATGAAAATCAGCAATGGCAATATTAGTCACATCATTGCCATACTTCGTATGATAACTTATAAAAAGTTACCAACAAATTACTACGATCCAACATATAAATTTCAGAGATATAAGTTTGGGGGTAGTAGTTTCCTTATAAATCCCATCGACTTATTAGAACAAGGCAGACAGTTTAGTGATAGAGAAGTAGTAGAATATGCAGGTGTCGCATCGTTTCGCTCCTATCACTATTATAATGAAACGAAAGACACCACATTAGACCTGTTGCACTGCCAAGTGTCACAGGGTATTATTAACAGCAACAGACTGCTCGATATTAAGGCGAATCGTATTCACTTTATGTTCGAGGAGACACAGGAGAATAAAAATGGCAATTAAATTTAATCAGAGCAAAGGTTCAGCTCAAAAAGAAAAAATAGAATCATATGTCTATACAGGCAAAGAAAATCATCATGTAAGATTAGTTGGTGATTTACTACCTAGATATTTATACTGGGTAAAAGGTGAAAATAATAAGAATCTACCTCTTGAGTGTTTAGCTTTCGATAGAAACACAGAAACATTCAACAACAAAGAAGTAGACCATGTGCCTTCTTACTATCCAGATCAAAAATGTGCTTGGTCTTATGCTATTCAGTGTATTGACTACAGTGGAAGCGAACCAAGTATCAAAATCTTTAATCTAAAGAGAAAGTTGTTTGACCAAATAATGACTGCTTCTGAAGATTTAGGAGACCCAACTGATACGGAAACAGGGTGGGACGTTTATTTCAAAAGAATTAAAACAGGCCCTCAAGTATTTAATGTGGAGTACCAGTTACAAGCATTGAAATGTAAACCAAGAGCACTCGATGAGAGTGAGCAGGAGCTTATTGCAAATCTAAAGTCAATGGACGATGTTCTTCCAAGACCTACAGCTGATGCGCAGTTAGAGCTTCTAAAAAGAATAACTGAAGAAGGAGGCTCAGTTGATGAAAGTATTTCATCAGAGTTTGATGTAGAATAATGATTGGAGTAGGAGAAAAGTTTCCGCCTTTTAGATTAAAAGGTGTGAATGAAAATAATGAAATCGTAGAAGTTTCTGTTACAGAAAACTATGAACCATTGAAGCATGACTACACCGTAGTTTATTTCTATCCAAAAGATTTTACTTTTATCTGTCCTACAGAAATTGCAGGTATGGATTTATTAGTAAATAGAGCCAATGTAATCGGTATTAGTGGCGATAATGAGTTTTGTAAGTTAGCTTGGAAAAAAGATAACGAACTTATTTCAAATATAAAACACCCTCTTGCTTGTGATGGCATGTTAAAATTGTCTTCACAACTAGGAATAGTAAATGAGTTTGAAGGTGTTTGCTACAGAGCAACATACATTATAGATAAAGAGTCCGTTATACAACATGTAAGTATAAATGCACTTGACACAGGCAGAAATGCAAATGAAGTTTATCGAACTTTACGAGCAATTCAAGCAGGTGGACTAACAGGTTGTGAATGGCAACCAGGAGATGACTTCGTAGCATGATACTGTTTACCGCAGATTGGCACATTAAATTAGGCCAAAAGAATGTTCCTCTACCGTGGGCTTGCTCACGGTATGAACTCTTCTTTCAGCAGTTGAAAGAGTTAGAGCCTAAGATAGATTTGCATATTATTGGTGGTGATCTTTTTGATCGTATGCCTTCAATGGACGAACTTACTCTATACTTTGATTTTGTAAAAGGTGTAGGAGTAAAAACAATCATATTTGATGGTAACCATGAAGCTACTCGAAAAAATAAAACATTCTTTGATAATCTTATCAGAGTAACGAATGAATTAAATCCTTTAGTAGAAGTAATAACTGAAACATATTACGGAACTACTGGAACAATGGAATGGGCAATTCTTCCCTATGCAGATTTGCATAAAAAGAATAGTATAGAAAAAATAGATGCAGAACATTTATTTACTCATGTTCGTGGTGAGATACCACCTCATGTAGTACCTGAAGTCGATTTAACTCGATTTGATAAATTCAGAACAGTTTTTGCAGGAGATTTACATGCTCACGAGAATACTCAACGAAACATTGTATATCCTGGCAGTCCAATGACTACAAGTTTTCATCGTAATGAAGTAAAAACAGGTTACTTACTTATTGATGATAATTTCAATTGGACATGGCATGAATTTAACTTACCTCAGTTAATTCGTAAAACAGTAGATGATCCAGATGAAATGGTGCAGACAGAATGGCATCATACAATCTATGAAATAGAAGGAGATGTTCAAGATTTAGCAAAAGTAAAAAACTCAGAGTTGCTAGATAAAAAAGTTGTAAAACGAGAAACAGAAGCAACACTTGATCTTGAAAATCTTACAATGGAAGAAGAATTAGTAAAGTATCTAACAGAGATACTAAAAATAGAGAAAACAGATAATATAGTGAGAGTATTTAATGATTATTCTAAAAACTTTAGCATGGAGTAATTGCTTCTCGTATGGAGAGGGAAATGAAATTGACTTGTCCAAAGCCACCCTCACACAGCTTGTGGGAACGAATGGTGTTGGTAAAAGTTCTATTCCTCTTATACTCGAAGAAGTATTATTCAACAAAAATAGTAAAAATATTAAGAAAGCAGATATCGCCAATCGATATGTTAATAAGGGTTATGATATTAGTTTGGATTTTTCTATCGATAGCGATAATTATGTTATTGCAGTTAGTCGTAGGACAAATCTAAAATGTAAATTAACAAAAAACGGAGAAGATATTTCTTCTCATACTGCTACAAATACTTATAAAACATTGGGAGAAGTTTTAGGTATTGACTTCAAAACGTTTACACAGCTAGTATATCAAAACACAAACGCAAGTTTACAGTTTTTGACTGCAACTGACACTAATCGTAAGAAGTTCTTAATTGACTTACTCAAGCTAGATGATTATGTAAAATACTTTGAAATATTTAAAGAAGCAGTAAGACAAGATTCTTTAAGTGTTTCACGACTAGAATCAAAAATTGACACTATTGAAAAATGGTTAAATGATAATAAATTGGAAGATACATCTCTATTATCAAAGTTGGATTTACCATTTCACTCGGAAGAAGACGAGAAGACTTTACGTTCTTTACAAATAGAATTTGAAAATATCAGTGATAAAAACAAAAAAATTTCAAGAAATAATTATTTGAAAGAACAACTGAAATCCATAAAAGTTGAGAAGATTGATGGGCAGATAGAAGATTATGATGATCTCCAATCCCAGCTGGGTCAGTGGCGTGCAGAAGCAAACAAGAGAGTATTCTCTGGTACAGACGAAGAAGTATGCCCTACATGTTTACAGAAAGTGGACACAAAGTTAATAGAAGATATACAAACTAAACAAGAGAAGGAGAAGCAAAATGCTTCAGAGAAAGTTCGAGAACTACTTGAACAAATCGAAAACATTAAGAGTAATAATTCGAAGATTTACGCAGCACAGGAAACTCAGAGAAATTTTGAAGAAGTCTATAGAAATATTGACCAAGAACTTCCAACTGAGTTACTTTCAGAAAAGGACTTATCGGAGAAAATATCCGCCCTTAAAACGACAATCGCTGAGTCAAGAGAGAAACTTGAAGAAATAATCGAAGAAAATAATCGTAGAGAAAGACACAATACACGAATAGGTATTATACAAGAACAGACAGATGAATTTGCAAAAGAACTAGAAGAAGTTTCAGGGCAACTTTTTGAGAAAGAAGATAATCTACAGATACTTGAACTACTCAAGAAGGCATTTAGTACCAATGGTTTACTTGCCTACAAGATTGAGAATATGGTGAAGAATCTGGAAGAAATGACAAATCACTATCTTGCAGAGTTTAGTGATGGTCGATTTGCTCTGAACTTCGTCATACAGAGCGATAAGTTGAATGTTGAAGTATCTGACAATGGAAACATTATTGATATTACAGCACTCTCATCTGGTGAGTTGGCAAGAGTAAATATTGCAACACTAGTCGCAATACGACGACTTATGAGTAGTATATCATCATCAAGAATTAATGTACTCTTTCTTGATGAAGTTAATCAGGCGTTAGATGAACAAGGAAAAGAAAAAGTAGTAGAAGTTTTACTAAAAGAAGATGATCTAAATACATACCTTGTATCACACGGTTGGACACACCCTCTACTCGAGAAGATAGAGATAATTAAGGAGAATAATATATCATGTTTAAGTTCATAACAAAGTGGTGGAATATCATCACAGGAAAAGATAAAAACAGAGACGGTCAAGTTGATATAAAAGATCACATGATCGAAGCAAAACAAAAAAGCAAAAGAAGATGAATATAGAAATTTACAGCATACCTAACTGTCCATTTTGTACAAAAGCAAAAGCACTTGCAGAAATGAAAGGTGCAAATGTAGATTACAAAATGATGAACGAAGATTATACTTTTGATGATGTGAGAAAGCTATTTCCACACGCAAGAACCTTTCCTCAGATTATAGTTGATGGAGAGTACGTAGGAGGCTACACAGAGTTAGAAGCAAAAATAGGGTGAGGCAGTTAGAATTTAATTTTAAACCAAGAGATGCCACTCCCGAAGAACACAGGAAGTGGATTGAAGAAGAATTAATACCATTAGGTGAGAAACAATTACCTTTTATAGCATTTATGGCAGTATTGCAAGTAGCTACAGTCGGTTTTATGTTACTCGGCTTTTGGATAATCGGAAAAAATATATGAGTTCAAGAAGTAAAGGCAGATATGCCGAATTAAAAGTAGCAAAAATATTAAGTGATTTTACAGGACACAAGTTTATACAAACACCTGGGTCTGGTAGTGGTAAAATAAAAGGCGACTTGTATTTAGAGGATCAAGAGAATGTATTCACTATTGAAGTCAAGTTTTATAAAGATATGGCACTGAATCACAAAATGTTTACACAGAAAAATAACAACATAGTCCAATGGTGGACTAAATTATGCCGACAATCTAGTGAGATGGAACAAGAACCTCTTTTAATATTTAAAGAGAATCATTCAAAACAGTATGTCGGAACAGAACGAAAGCCGCAAAATACAGATCAGTATATGTATGTAGCATGGTTAAACCTTTACATATTACTACTCGATCATTGGCTAGAAAAAGAACAGACGGGATTTACAAATGGCGATACAATTTACAGACCATGGGAAGCCGATACCGAACGGCAATCTATTAGTAGTTGATGGACTCAACATTGCTTTTAGATGGAAGCACGCAGGTAATTTAGCTTTCTGTGAAGAATACATACGAACAATAAAATCACTCGCAAAGTCTTATGACTGTGGTGAGATAGTTGTGCTTGGCGATGGAGGAAGTGATTATAGAAAAGAACTTTATCCAGAGTACAAGGCAAATCGTAAAGAAAGATTTGCAGAGCAAACAAAAGAGGAAGAAGAACTCTTTTTAGAGTTCATAACTGAACTCGAGCATACAATGAAAACTTTACGAGAAAGAGAAAATATACTTACTCTCAAGTATAAAGGAGTAGAGGCAGATGATATTGCTGCTTTTATTTGTGAAAATAGAGAGAATATGGGACTGAACCATATTTGGTTGATTTCTTCAGATAAAGATTGGGATTTACTGATAGATGAGAATATATCACGATTCTCAACAGTAACGAGAAAAGAAACAACCCTTGATAACTGGGACGAGCATTATGACTTTGATCCAGAGCAGTACATTACTTTTAAGTGTCTGACTGGAGATAAAGGAGATAACGTTCCTGGTGTCAATGGAGTTGGACCAAAGAGAGCAGTAACATTAATGCAGAACATGGGAGACATATTTGATATAGCAAATGCCTTACCTATTCATGGAAAATATAAATATATTGAAAGCCTGAATGAGTTTGGAAGTGATCAGTTATTATTGAATGTGGAACTTATGGATTTAAAATTAGACCCTGTTGCACATATCGGACAAGAGAATGCACGAGAAATATTAGAAAAGGTGGAAAATTATGTCAGTGAAGATAGATTATAGTAGAGATAGCTTACTAACAGACTTTAGTATGAAAACTCTGCAAGACAGATATATGGTGGGCGATGAAAAGAGTCCACAAGAAGCGTTTGCTCGTGCAGCTGAGGCATTTGCCGATGATGACGACCATGCTCAAAGAATTTATGATTACGCAAGTAATCTTTGGTTTATGTTTGCCACCCCCGTTTTATCAAATGGTGGCACATCTAGAGGATTACCTATAAGTTGTTTTTTGAACTATGTAGAAGATAGTCGAGAAGGAATAACAGGACATTATACAGAAAATGCATTTTTATCATCATTTGGTGGTGGTATAGGCGGTAGCTGGAGTGATGTTCGTTCTTCTGGAACTCGTACTTCTAAAGGCTCAGAAAGCACAGGAGTAATTCCTTTTGTAAAAGTTGTAGACGCAGAAATGTTAGCTTTCTCACAGGGAGTCACAAGACGAGGAAGTTATGCTGCATATCTACATATAACTCACCCTGAAATAGAGGAGTTTTTAGATGGAAGAAAACCAACTGGTGGGGATAGTAATCGTCGCTTCCTTAATCTACATCATGGAATTGTTATTTCAGACAGATTTATGGAAACAATCCACAGAGCAACAAAAGAGGAAGGATACGACGACTCATGGGAACTAGTTGATCCCCATACAAAAGAAGTTAAAAAAGTAGTAAGTGCAAGAGCACTTTGGGTAAAGATACTACAAAATCGTATGGAAACGGGAGAACCATACATAATGTTTGAAGACGCAGTAAACAATGATTTACCAAGTTTTCAACAAAAGAAAGGATTATATGTAAATCATAGTAATCTTTGTTCAGAAATTACTTTACCGACCAACGAAGAAAGAACAGCAGTATGTTGTCTAAGTAGTGTAAATCTGGAGTATTTTGATGAGTGGAAAAATCATGCTTCATTTATTCCAGATTTAGTGCGCTTTCTAGACAATGTGTTGCAATATTTTATCGATAACGCACCTTCACAACTAGAAAAAGCAAAATATAGTGCATATCGTGAAAGAAGTATAGGATTGGGTGCTATGGGCTTCCATGCGTACTTGCAGAAGAACAACATTCCTTTTGAAGGCCCTGTTGCTGCGAGTGCAAATTATATGATATTTAAGCATATCAAAGATGAAGCTATGGAAGAAACCTTACAACTAGCAGTAGAAAGAGGAGCTTGCCCTGATGACGATAGTTGTCGAGTAAGAAATGCTCATCTACTTGCTATTGCACCTAATGCTTCTTCTAGTATTATTTGTGGTAACACTTCTCCAAGTATAGAACCTTTTAGAGCTAATGCATACACTCAGAAAACAAAGAGTGGATCATATCTTCAAAAGAATAAATTCTTAGAAGAACTTTTAGAAAAGTATGGAAAGAATGATGACAAAACATGGAGAGATATAGTTACAAATAAAGGTAGCGTTCAACACTTAGAGTTTCTAAGTGAAGCAGAAAAAGAAGTGTTCAAAACAGCAGTTGAGATAAATCAAGCTTGGGTTATTGAACACGCAGCTGAGAGACAGCAATTTATTTGTCAATCTCAGAGTTTAAACTTGTTCTTTCCACCAGACGTAAACAAAGGTGAACTGCACAATATTCACATGGTGGCATGGGCAAAAAATTTAAAAACACTTTACTATCTAAGAAGTGAGGCAATTAGTCGTGCAGATAATGTCTCTAATGAAGTAAAGAGGGAGATAATCTTTGAACAACAAGATTGTCTAAGTTGTGAGGGCTAAATGAGTTTACTAAAAGAAAGAAATTATTATAAACCTTTTACTTATCCTTGGGCATTTGAGAACTACAAAAAGCAACAACAGATGCACTGGTTGCCAGACGAAGTTCCTCTTGCTGATGATATAAAAGATTATAATGAAAAATTAACACATGATGAAAGACAGTTACTAGATAATATATTTAGATTTTTTACACAAGCCGATGTAGATGTTTGTGGTGGATATGCACATCATTATCTACCAACATTTAAACAACCAGAAGTAAGAATGATGTTAGTAAGTTATGCTGCGATGGAAGCAGTACACCAAGAAGCATATTCTTTATTACTGGAGACTTTAGGTAAATCAGAAGATATGTATAAAGAATTTATGGATATACATGAGATGGTAGAAAAACATGAGTATCTAAGTAATTTTAATATGGAAACACCACATGAAATGGCAAAGACTATGGCAGTTTATAGTGGATTTACAGAAGGAGTGCAACTCTTTAGTAGTTTTGCGATTCTTCTCAACTATCCACGACATAATCTTATGAAAGGTATGGGACAAATTGTTACATGGTCTATTCGTGACGAAAGTCTTCATGTGGAGGGATTGTGTAAGCTATTTAGAACTTTTATAGCTGAGAATCCAGAACTATGGACAGATAGACTTAAGTATGAAATCTACTGCGCAGCCGAAAGGACTGTTGAACTCGAAGATAAGTTTATCGATGTATGTTTTGATAAGGCAAATGTACCTGATCTAACAGCAAAAGAAGTAAAAGAGTATATTCGTTATATTGCGGATAGAAGACTACTTCAGTTAGGTATGAAAAAGATTTTTCATAGTACAGAGAATCCGTTGCCTTGGATAGACATGCAAGTTAATGCAGTTGAGCATACCAACTTTTTTGAGAATAGAGCTACCGAGTATGCTAAGAGTAGCACCCAAGGAAATTGGGAAGATATATTTAAATAAGGAGAATATATGAGTACTCAAGTAACTAACGATGAGCCAGTATTGGTTCTCGATGACCAAAAATATCTTATTGAAAATCTTTCTGATGACGCTAAATACGTAGTAGGTGTTTTACAGGATTTGAATATTCAACTTCAATCCGCTCAAATGAGAATGACACAACTTCAAGCAAGTCAAAATGCTTTAACTGCTCAATTAAAAGAGCTAGTTGAAGAATCAGATGATGGAGAAGATATTTCCGAAGCTATACCTGAAGAGGTAGAGTAAAAGAAAAAGGGGCTTACGCCCCTTTTTTTATGATGCCCAAATCGCACCGCAAACTGTCTGAACTAATGCATCTTCTGATGAATAGTCAGTAGCTGCCCCGCCATCTGAAACATATTTATATAAGTGTTTAACTCTTGTAGCTGTAACAGGTAAATCTGCATCACCACTATCATCAAGAGTGTCCTCATATACAACCATTACAGACTCATGCTTCAAGTTAGATGAACTAGACGCTGATGAATCCGCTAATGGATATACTTCTATACGTTGCACTTTTGTAGTTTTAGTTATTGCCATTGTTTTCCTCCAATTTTTTTATCCTGGCCATCAATTCATGATAGCCTTCAAACTCACACATATCCTTGGCAGGGTGCGAGTGTTCTTTTAATCTTTCTATTTCTTTTCGTTGCTCTTTTATTGCTTCAACAAGTATTGGTATGATAGAAACATAATCTAAAGATTTGAATGTTTCATCTTCTTCACCTAGTAAATCTGCTTCTTGTACTAATTGTGGTAAAATTTCTTCTACTTCTTGTGCAATAAAACCTATTGCTTCTTTTCCAGACTTTTTCCATTCAAAGTGAACACCTCTAAGTTTTTCAACTGTGTCAAGTGCACTTTCAACAGGTCGAATATTTTTCTTTAGTTTTATATCTGATCCAATAGACCCAGAGTTTTGAGTAAGAGTACTATCTAAATGCATAGTACCATCACTTGCTATTCTTGCTTCCCAACTACTATTTCCTGTTCCAAAGAATCCGACATATTCACTGTTTCCATCAATAAATACGTTTGCTATTCCAGCCATAGTTGTTAGATTTAATTGTTCTACTGCATCTTCTTCTGAAGCATCTCCTACTGTTAGATTATTACTAGAATAGTTAAATAAATCATTATTACTACTATTTCTAATCATACTTGCTGAAGTTATTTTTACTGTGCCGCCTGTATAACTTGCGATATTGATTAAGTTTCTTGCTGTGGTTATGAATTCAGTACCACTTATTCCAATATTGCCTGCAACATCTAATGTTTGAGTTGCATTTTGTTGCTTAACAGCAAGTTTTCCATTATGGAAAACCAGCACATCATTGTAATCAACACCTGCATTTTTTTGTCCAAGCGACCATCTTACGACACCAGAGGTAACTCTTTGGTGCATATTGAAAGCATAGCTATTAGAATTACCATACCTAAATGAGAAGTTTTGAACATCATCTGAAGAACTTACAGCGTAAAAAGTTGGCATACCATAATGAATTAAAGGTGTAGTTACACCTGAAGAACCAAACTGAACATTAGAGCCTGTCCCTGCGACATGTAGTAATTGAGCAGGAGCAGATACAGCACTAGAGCCAATCCCCACACGACCAGAGCTATCAATCCTCATGCGTTCTGAGCCATTACCAACAAACTGTGTGCTATTATCGGAATGGTCATAGATTAATCTACCCGGAGCTTGAGCTGCAGCATCGGCAAAATCTATTGATGAGGTACCAGTATTACTTGACCTAAGAACAATAGACATAGCAGCATTTCTTTCAAAAACAGCTACTGCTCTGCCTGTTAAACTATATCCCGGTGTAACAGAAGATTCTTCAAGATGGAACTGAGCATCAGGACTTGATGTACCGATACCGACATTGCCACCATCCAAGATAGTAAATACTTCAGTTGTGTTATCAAAGACATTTAATAAATCTGCTGTTCCTGTACCTTTGATAAGTGCTACAGGGTTTGTATTATTGTCAGATACTATTTCTAAATCTGCTGCTGCACCTGTAAGTGACTGAAATCTAGTTGCAGAAGTATAAGCTTGTAATTTACCTGCAGGAGTTGGTGTGCCGATACCCAACAAACCATCACCAGTCAGTCTTATTTTTTCTGTGCCTGCACCTTGAAAAATATGGTCTCTGTTGACTGATGAAGTATTGTAGTAAATATTACCACTCGCATTTTTTATAGTAGCTGCTGTGCCTGAATCGTCTAATGTTATTGTTGGGTCATTTGCGTATAGATGTAGCAAGGTAGAAGGACTTGCTGTGCCGATACCAATATCACCATCTGTTTGAATGACTAAATGGCTAGTGCTGTTATTAGCACCAAACCTGAGTGAACCATTATCTTTGTTGTACAAATAACCAACAGTCCCAGATTTAGCCAATAACAAAGCATCACCAGAACCTGTGCCATTATCAGCATCAGATACAAATATTTCTCCTGCTGCTCCTGATGGGCCAACAACATGTAATCTGCCTACTGGTGCTGTTGTACCGATACCAATATTGCCTGCTGAAGTGATTCTCATGCGTTCTGTATTTGAACCACCTGCTGAAGCTGTAGAGAACTCAAGCGACATAGCTCCAGTT